GGTTCTGTTGTATTTCTTTTCTATGGCTACTTCGTTGGCTGCCACTAAATCATCATAAGACATAACTCTAGGATCGCTATAGAAACTGTTTTCTAAATTCACTACTCAACTCTCCAAACTCTTAACATCTTTTTACCATCTTCAGTTACGGTCCGTGTAGTTAAACGAACACGGTGTCTTTGATTATAAGCACTAGCAGCAGTGCGTAAACGTGTAACTTCTACTGCGTCTTCGTCGTAGGGAATAGCAAAACTTTGTCCAACTTCAAGTCTGTGGAAGCTCCACTTTTCTTTGTAGTTTGGTTTTGGTACTTCTATTCCGCTTTCTATTTCAGGTTGCATATTCTTCTCCTATAAGTATAGTATATATAATAAGTTAATTCCTATAAAGATAATAGGTATGATGTATAAAAATTTTAAGCCGTTTTAAGCGTTTGATCTTATAACCTAGTAGGTAGGTAGCTTTTTATAAATCAAAGCCTTATATAGCGTCACAAGGCTTCTAAGTAGCCTGATTACTATAAAAGGGTACTTTAAAAACCTTAATACACCTGTATTTTGAAGTTTTATTTATAACAGCTTTGATTACAGATCTAGCTATTTGATTGCGGTGTTCTTCAATCCACGCATAAAAATCATCTGCTTGCGATATAGGGTGGTTAGTATCTACCTTCACTAGAAGTCGTGCTGGTGTTCCTTTAACTTCCTTTGGGTTATGGTAAACCATTTCCCAAAGAAGTTCGTAGTTTTCGTCAGCCTTTTTTAACATAACCTAATTTAATATCATACTTGATATCGTTCAAATTTAATACACCTTTGTCTAAAACATCTTGTATATTTTTAATACCTTCGTATTGCTTTAGACGTTCTTTATTCTTAGCTGACATAGGAACTTTATCGGTACGAGTAAGTTTTTGACTTGTATCGTAAGGGTCACGAGCTGTTACCACATTACAATAATTATTAGGTTTGCGAATCTCAACACTGGTTTGATAATTACGCTTCATATCCATCTCCTCTGGCTTAGTAGCCATTTTAGTAAAAAGATTCCAAAGTTTAATTTGACAATCTTTAAGATTTTTAAAACTTTTAAGTTTACGATTGGCGAACCTATTGTAAACCTCAAGAGCTTTTGATTCAGGTGTGACACAGTTCTGTTCTGACATAAATGCAGGGTCACCAATACGTGGATAACCCTGAACAATTTTATGTAGTTCTTTCATATGGACTTTCACCACCCTTGAATAATCAGGGGTGGTGAAACATAGAAACTCTATGGAGTTATGCTGCTTTGGCATACTCTATAGCTTTAACCATAGCACGGTTTTTAAGACTAGCTCTAGCACCGAACCAAGCGTTAAGCATTGCTGCGTCACGGTCATGACCCCACTTATGGTCTACCACGTAGGTAACTGCATTGACAGCACCCCACCACGTACCTTTAGAACTCTTAAGGTTAGCTCCAGGTTGTTGCTCAAGAGCCTCGTAAACTTTATGAGGAGTACGTTGAAACTCTTCTAAGGTTCTAAGTTTAGACTCTGCTTGAGCTATGTCAATATTCTTACTGTTCTCTACCAGTATTTTTTCTTGTAGAGCAAGTTTAGGCTGTAGTAAATCAGCAATGTAACTTACAACTTTATTTTCGTTGTATTGCTTACTACTTAAAAACTCAGCACTTTGCTTGTATTCATCAAGGCGTGTACTTGCTAAACCTAAAGCCTGTTCTGCAGAAACGATAAGGTCTTGGTCAAATACTTTGGTGTGAGGCATTTTAAATGCAGGCTGAGTTTTATCAGCTAAAGCCATAGACAAAGTATTATTACAAACCACACGGACTGGTGTAAACCTAATCTCGTTAGACTTACCCCACTCATGGGACACGGACACTAGTAAGTAGCCTTCAACTCTGTCGTCACCAGGCAAGGTAAAGCCGTCATTGATTTCAGCTAGACCCCATATTTGTCGACCACCACGTAAAGAACCAGCAGTGTGCATATTCATATCACCAGCGTCGGTAAACTTTTTAAAGAATGTAAAAGCATCCGAGTTTTGAGTAGGTATAAAACGCTTACCACACGGTCCAAGAATACTATTATCACTATCACGGACAAGCATATAGTGATCATCAGACATAATAAGATCGTCAGCTACTTCGCTGTCGGCATTATTATATGTGAATATATTACGCTTACTCACTGACCAATCTAGGTTAGCTTGTTTAAGCATCTCTTCAGGGGTTAGGTCGCCACCGACTTTAACACCTAGCCCATGCCAAGGTACTTCCCCAGCGTAAGCCATAGTCTCAATATTATGAGCCATATTATTTCTCCTATAAATGCCTAGTAGTTATTTACTAGGTACTTATAAGTTTACTTAGAACTACTAATGATTAAAGGATAATCTAGTAATTAGTTAGTTTTCTTTAACATCTCCCTCTTCTGTCGAGGTAAGTAATCTTCCCAGCAACGGACAACGATCAGTTTCTTTTCAACTTCACTGTAAGTGTTCCACTCACGTATCTCTGTAGCTGTTCTACCACACCCTTTACAAGTACGAGTTCCCCACTGCGTTACAGTACACTGTCCTATGCAAGGGGAGTCATGAAGAGAGGTTGTTTCATGCAGTAATCTTTGAGTCATCTTTACTCCTAATTAATCTAACATCATTCTGTCTAAGCCAGTCTCTAAGTCTTTGCTTACGTTCTATTTTACTAAGGTTAGTATCATTCAGTAAAGCATTATAGTAATCAGTATATACACGGTATCCTCTAAAGTAGTCTCCTGCTCCTAACTGATTAAACCTAACGATCTGCCAAACACGTTGCTTAGTGATTTTAAATTTAACACCTATTTCTTCAAGCGTCATATCTGTATTAAGAGTTAGCATAAATATCTCAAAGTACTTAGTTCTTTGTTTGTCTCTTTTACTAGCCATTAAAATACTCCTTATAATCTGATGTGGCTTCTCCCCAACTTACACCTACCTCTGCGTCTACTTTATTAGGCACAACTAAAGGTACACAGTCAGCCATAATCTGCATAATTTTTTCACAGGTTTCTTTAGAATCTACAGAGATGTCAAGCTCGTCATGAACTTGAGTATGTGCTAAGATTCCTTCTTTATATAGCTCTACCATAGCTTTCTTAGTCATATCTGCTGCCGAGCCTTGTATTAATCTATTCATAGCTTTGTACGTGTAGGAACGTTTAATATCTTGACCGTACTTATCTAAAGCCTCGCTGTAAGGCAGGGGTAAAGAGCCATACTCATTACGAGGTTCGTATAAATTAAATCTACACTTACGCCCCAACACGGTAGTAATAAATCCACGGTTACTGCCCAACCTAGCACATTGATCTCTTAAGCCTTTAATAAAAGGAACACGACTATGGAAAGTATCAAATAAAACTTCTGCTTCATCAGGAGATATATCGAGTTGTTTAATAAGTTTGTCTTTCCCCATTCCGTAACTTAAACCTAGATTAATAATCTTAGCTTCTTTACGACTTATGTTAGCCATATCTGCAACAACTTGATGAAAGTCTGCATCTTTATTACGATATGCATCTACTGCTTCTTCTGCACCTTCTTGTTGAGTTTTCATGGCATAGTGTACTGTAAGTCTAGGCTCTTGTTGAGAGTAGTCAAAAGCACCCCAATGCATATTTTCTTCTGGTACAAATATACTTCTAATAAGAGGTCCTATGTAATCGTTACGTGCAGGAACTTGCTGAAGGTTAGGATTACTACTACTAAATCTACCAGTCACAGTACCACCACCGTCACTGCGTAAAGGGTGAAGCTCTCCGTGTATTCTACCTTTGACATTATGCTCTAGTATCATCTTATCTACAAAAGTAGTTCTAGCTTTATTGAGTTGTCTAGCTCTTGATATATCTTTAGCTAACTTATGGTCATGGCTTTCTAGCCAAGCTGAAGTAAAACTAGGAGCATTAGTCTTTTGAGTTCTAGGGTAGCTAAGACCAGCTCTATCAAATACAGTAGCCACGGATGCTGCTGCCCAAAGGTCGGGACTTACACCATAGTCGGTGTGAATACTTTTTAGTATTTTTTCTTCTTCACGCTGTAATTGTTTACCTATCTTTTCAGCTTTATCTAAATTAACAGGTACGCCTTTCCATCGCATATCAAGTAGGATAGGTATTAAAGAAGTTTCTAGCTCGTAGATTTTTTCTACGTTTTCTTTAACTATTAATTCTTTTAGCACAGCCCAGAGCTTTAACGTTAATGCTGCATCTTGCTCAGCATATGGTCCAACATATTTAGCTGGTAGTTTATACATCTCACTTTTAGGGTTTAAACCAAAAGACTTTGCTGCTTCTTCTAAAAGCGTTTCATCTTTTAATTCACCTACGTATCTACTGCCTAACTTGTTTAAAGAATACCCATATTGATTTTCATTAATTAAAGGTGCAGCAAACATGGTGTCATGTATCTTACCTTTAACTTCTACTCCTAACCTTCTTAGCCAACCTAAATCATATAAAGAGTTATGAAAGATTTTATCATTGTTATGACTAAACTCTTTATTCATCCAGTTTACAACAACTCGCTTGTCTAAATTACTACAACCTAAGTGTTGTATAGGTAAATAGATTTGAAAGTCTTTAGTAGCTACAGCTATCCCAGTTACATAACCTGTATCAGGGAACGCCCAAGACGGTCCATGAGACATGAGCAATGGGTCATAGGTCTCAAGGTCTATAGCTATTTCTTTATAGTTAGAAAGGTTAGGCAGAGAGCTAGGTGGTACCCAGTCAGTCTCTGTTACAAACATACTAGTCTGCATTAGTTTTCTTAGCTTCAGCCTCTTCTAACAAACGAGTAGCATACTCCTCAACTAAAAATAAATAACAACGTAAATCACGTATGTCATCTAGTATACCAGTGGAGCTAGGGTCATCCAGTATAGCACCCACCACATCCCAGTGGCACTTCATTGACTGGTTTTCTATACGGTCAAACTTACGTGCTAACATCATAAAAGCACCTACGCCACCACGTTTACGCCAACTGTCGCCATAACTTTTTTCAGCATGCTGTAACTGAGCTACGTCACGTTGAGCTAACTTTTCTATTTTATCAAAATCTGCAGGCATATTTTTCTCCTTAAGTTAATCTGCTGGGGCATATATTCTGTTTACCAAAATAACACCACTTACATTTACGTTCACTTGGTTTAGCAGGAAACTCTGTAGTAGTAGTCATAAAAACTGCTCTATCATTAAGTCTCTGCTTCTTAGCCTCAACTGTTTCTTTATCATACTGATAACGGTCTAGCTTACCATGGTCAAGATACCATAATTCTGTGGTAATAGTTTTAAGCTCTGGTAGTCTATTAAACACAATAGAAGCATATAACTCACACTGCTCTCTATGCCCTTCTTGGTTACCGTCATACTTACCTGTTTTAAAGTCAATGACTCTAGCGTTATCTTCACCTTCTATGTGGACAAAAGCATCTACTTTAGCTCTGCCCCACGTGTCATGGTCAAACCAACCTGTAGGCTCCCAGTCTGTAGTAAACGCCCAGTCGCCCTCACAAAGTACATGACCTTTTAAATGTAGGTCTTTTAGTAGCTCAAAAGCTTCTTGAAAGTCTGCTAACTCTTTCGGTATATCGTCATCAAACCGACCACGAATATATTCTTCACATAGCTTATGAATATCTTTACCCCTGTCCATCGCTTTATTTCCTGGCTCTTTAATACGCTGGACATAGGCATACTCTGCTTTTTTAGGGCAATCTTCAAACGTTTTTAGTCGGCTATACGACCACTGTGGTATATTACTCATTTATTTTCCTTATTAGTTATAGCTCTATTTAGCCAATCGTAGCCAGCAGTTGCCCAATCTGATGCAGCACATGCTTGAACTTCGATTAACGCCTCATCGTACTCTCCATTCTTATATAAATACCAAGCATCTTGTAGAGGTACAGCCACTTCACTAAAGAAAGGATCTACAAAATCTACGTCTTGCATTGGTGCACGGTTAAAGAACCATGTTAAATCTTGTTCCCATAAATCTATACTTGTATTAATTAAAGGAAATGGGTTAATAGCTTTATTGTCATAAGGGTTTCTTAAACTCATTTGACTAAAGAAGTCAAAAGCATCTTGACTTTCTAATTCTTCATACATAGGGTTAAATACATCAGTGTAGGCATGGAAGCTGTCACTAACTTGAGTATACGTTCCTATACCTACGCCTATACCGTAAGCCATGTATTCTTGTAGTATAGACATATGAACTACATTAGCACCGAAAGTACCCCAGATACAATCGTTAGACCTACAGCTAACTGTCATGTCTAATTTATTGTCTCTAACTTTAAAATAGATAACTGTGTTACAAGGTACATCTTTACTCTTTATATCAAAGTCTACTCTAGGATCCCACATCTGTAATACAGATCTTCTATCACTAGGATAATTATGTAATCTTTTTATAATTACAGATAACTGATCACCACCAAAGTGCTCTCTCCATCTGTAGCCATACGCACCTTGAAGAGTAATACCGTCATCGCTGTATTCCTCCATACGTTTGTTATAGACCTTTACATACTCAAGGTCGTTAGCTCCACCTAACATCCATAAACTTTCCATTAAATGAAAGAATGGATTAGCTTTACGTACATCTTCAAATAAAACTCTTTCCCTTGAGTTCTGGTATACAGTAGCCACAGGCTCTGGTACTTCTATAACTTCTCCTGCTCTACTAAATCTTAAATTACCTCGATGTTGACCGAGTAAGTCCATGCCTTTAATAAAGCCGTCGTTTACGTTTCTACAATTTATAACTTTCATTGACTGTCCTTAAATTTTAAAACAAAGTCTACCATTTCTATTTTTTCTTGTATGTTAGCTAATTGGTCTACTAGCTTGTCTACCTCTACTATGATATCTACGTGTTCTGGTATGCTGGTAGGGTTATCAAGTAGTACACTTAGATTAACCGTTACAGCATCACGCTTACCTTTAAGTTCAGATTGATACCCTTTTAAAATATCAGAATAATTCGCCATTTTGTGCTCCTAGTTTTAACGCTCTTTTCCATTGTACTTTCACGTCTTTACGTGTACCACCACCCCACGCTGTTTTAGTTTCTTTTTCAACAACTTCAACAACTTCAGGGTGTAATTCTTTTAGACGCTCAGCTCCTTGTGATTGTACTTCTAAAGTACGCCACTCACTACAGCCTCCAGCAGCATTACTGCTACCTTGACCTTGAGCATAGTAATAACTTATTTTGCTCGGTAGTCCTTTCTTTAATAGTTGTAGGTTTATGTCAAAGTCTTCCATGACCTTTACTCTACCTAGTTCTATACCATCAAAAAAATCTAAGTTATAAGCTAAGACACGCATGTACCTTGTGCTTTCTACTGATAAATGTTCTACACGGTTATTACCTTCCCTAGCACTTATACCACAGTGGACATAGTCGTCAAGCCACTTATCTAATAAACCAAATAAGGCAGGGTATTCCTCAGCTTCTAAATATCTTAAATGCCAATCATTAGTAGCTTTTCTTATATAAAAACGTAAGTCATCATCTAACATAACAATTTTATTGTCGTCAGTATGCTCATGAATGTATTGACGTTTAGTGGCTATGTCGTGAACTGTTTCTGGACAAACCATAATTTTACAATCATATTTAACATACTGATCAGCTTCGTCGTGATCAACAACCAACGTAACTTCTTTACGCAAATCCTCAGGGAAGAAGGACAGAGTAACTTGATTATCTGCTCGTCCTCTTGTAGGGATATAAATTCTCATAATATTCTCCTATATATGGGGTTTATATTTAGCACGAGGTCTACCTTGACCTAAACGCACCCTTTCATATTTATCAAACTCACACAGACAATGCTCAATATCTCGCATCTCAAGAGGTTCCATGTGCCCTTGAAGATAGTCTGGTGAAGAGTCTAATAACTGTTTCATTTCTGAATTAAGTTGTTCTTTTTTAATTGTTTTATTTAAGTCTCTAAGGTGTATCCTATTTAAACCACGTTGAGCTCCAGGTCCTGGATTTGCCCATGTCATAATATCTTTAGCGTTATTTAACCATTTAGTGTGGCGTAAGTCTGTCACTACCTCATAAGCCATAAAGCCACTAAAACCAGCGTACTTTAAATAACCTTTCCATGTTTCTTCTAGTGAGTCTTCTATCATAGGTGGATGGTTATTGTATAACGGTGTTAATATTTTATCTATAGTTTGTTCTATTTTAGAGCCACCTAATGTACCTGTTAACATGTACGCACCAGTGTAGACTTTTTCTTTTCTATCCATTCTACCTTGCATTATAGCTTTTAACCTTTCAGGATTCCAGTGCTCAGGAAAACCAAGCTCTTGTAAAGTGTCTGGCCAATTGATTTGTCTAGCCATAGCCATAGCAAAAGGTAAATTAGGATGGTCAGCATAAGGCTCTCGCCAGTTAACACGTATCCACTCAGTTACTCTATCTAGTTCACGGTACACGTTGCAAAAGCTATACTCAGTTAATATAGGGTCACCAGTCCACGGATAAGCGACACCATTCTGCCGACGTAAGTATACGATGTGACGTTCGTTTAAGTAGTCAAAAAACCTTTGTAAATTTTCTTGGCTCATGCTACTTCTTTTACCCACCAGTCTGGTTTAGGTGTACATTTATTCCATTCGGCGTAATGCTTTTCGTTAATTAAATAATTACGGTAAGCCTTAACAGGGTCAGGGTCTTTATATTGGTCAGGCATAGCTTGGGCTGGTGGATAAAATTTAAACTTAGGTATAAGGCTAGGGACTTCTGCTAGTTTATCTTTTAGTTTAGTCCAACTAGCGTGTACTTTGCCATAACGTTTAGTGTACTCGTCTGATAGACCATGAAAGTGACAGTAAAGCCACTTATAATTCATAACACTTTCCCTAGCCCAAATAGTACAGGGGTGGTTAAGGTGAGCAGTTTTATAGATACCGTTAAGGTCACAATAGGCATCGCCATTATAAACACGGTGCACAGTAGATAACATTTGAGCACTTTCTAAAGGCATTTTTACTACTAGCTTATCAGGTAGCATGCTTGCAGCTTTGAAAGGGTCTTTATGTACATAAAATATATTCATATAATTTCTCCTTTATAAAATATAATTTTACTTTACTTGTAAAGTATAAGTAAAGTTAGATCATTACCTTAAATTCTTTCCTAGTTCTACCTTGAACTATGTGTAAGTTTTCCTTAGTTCTAGTAACACCTACGTAAAACGCTCGACACTCGTTATCTGGATTAGTATATAGTTCTTCATAAGTTCTACTGGCTACATCTGTTAATAAAACTACGTTTTGACACTCACCACCTTTTGTAGCATGTATAGTGTTCAATTTAATTCTTGAAGAATTTACTTTTTCGCCCTTACGTAAACAAGAAATAATATACTCACGCTGAGAGTCTCCAATTAAATCAAAAGCCTGATGCCATATACCATCTACCATTAAACCATAATCTCTTTTAAGTTGATTAATGTTAAGCATTAAATCAGGAGAAGCTTGTTTCATAGTTTTGTAACCAGTACGAACTCCTTTACCAGCTTTCATAAACCCATATATTTTTCTAATTCTATTAGCTTCTATACTTTCACCCTTACGTAAAACTTCCCAATCTTTAATAGCATGTATTAAATTTTCATTAACGGAAGATTTATTATTTTTAGTAAAGAAGTATCCATTAGTTCTTAAATGGTCTTCTACTGCGTTTAATAAGAATTGTTTCTAGCTAAGAACAACCACTCTCCACTATTGATATCTATGTGTTCAAAGTTATTGTGGTAAGTAACACTTCCTTCTTCTTCTCTAGGTATCCATGTTTTGTGTCTACGGTTACGTATACGCTTTACAATATTAAGAGCTACATCATGAACCTTTCTAGGTACACGGTAACTTTGCTCTAGATATATTTCTTTACCCTCTAAGTCTATAAATTGGTCTGGGTCAGCACCTGCCCATTTATAAATAGCTTGGTCATCATCTCCTGCTATGTAAACGTGGTCAACGTCTTTAGCTAATTTATGAACACACTTCCATTGTAAAGCCGATAAGTCTTGAGCTTCGTCTACTATTAGAGCCTTTAGAGGTGGAGTAGTTTCAAAATTTAAAAACCCTGTTAACATATCGGTGAAGTCCATTAAATAATTTAAGTCTTTAAACTTATTATAATTTTTACAAAACCAATCAAAATGAATCCAAGAGATATCAGAGTTAGCCACGTTCCATGCATTACGGTAAGACATACTTGTATTACGAGCCATGTTTTCTAAGAATAACATTTGGTCACCTTTTGAATTAAGTGCCATTAAGTTTTCACCGTCCCATGCTGAACTAATCTTTTCTCCTACGGTTAAGCTAAATGTTCGTAAATCCTTTCTATCTAGAACATCTGCTTTACTGAGTCCTTGCCAAAAATAACAGAGTGAGTGAATAGTTCTAAAATAAATAAGTTGGTCAGGTTCGTAATCAAACTTTTCTACAGCACGTTGAAGAGCTTCAGTTGCAGCTTTTTTAGTGAAAGCAAGATATGCTAACTCATAAGGTTTAATACCTTTTTTGAATAAATCTTCTACAGTTTTTAGTAAGAAGGTAGTCTTACCAGTTCCAGGTGGTCCAAGAACAATGTTCCAACTCACATCATATCCTGTGTAAAGTCATGACCGTCTAAAGTTTCTTCTTTATATTCTATTTCTGGTATGTACCAAACATTAGTACCTCTACCTTTTAAATTCCAGAAGGTGTGTTTAGCTTTTAAGTCTCGTAACTTACTGGCTATTTTATTAGTGTCTAGTTCTGTGAATCTGTGCTTAACTAAATATTCACGTAAGTCTTTAATTCTAAAATGAGTTCTACCGTTTTCTGTATAAGGTTTACCTAATAATACTTCCTCACGAGTACTGGCTTGTGCTAAGTCTGTGCAGAAAGATTCTAATAAATCTTTAAACTGACCGTCAAGTGATACGTCATTACTAACTTCAATAATTTCCATACCATTGTCCATTAAACTTTGTATCTGTGCTTGCCAAGCACGTTCATTAGTTTTAGGTGGCATAATATTTATAACATCCATACAAGCACGTTGAAACTTAGTTTGATTTTGTAGTTGTTCTGTAGTTAATTCTAAACGCTTATCATCAATAGACAAGAACCACAAAGGTGGTTTAGTGTCTAGTTTAGCTAGGCTAGAGAATGTAGGAGTAGTATTACCCTTCCCTACACCGAACTTACAAGTACGACATTTTTGTACATCACAATATGAACGTATCGGCTCGTCGCTACACTTATAGTTATACTCTTTCTTTTCTAATGTACCTATTAATCCTAAGACTTCCTTAGCTGGTAAGGGGGGACTAACAAACTTACGGTTGTATTCTTCTATTTCAGTTTGCCATTTTTCAGGAACAGCTTGTTTTAAATACACCCCTACATTAAATAAACCGTTGTTACGAGTGCCTTCAGGAAAGCCTTGTTTTAATAAAGTTTTTAAACAAGGTGGTCCATCTTTTAATTCATCTACTTCTGGTACGGAAAGCTGTAATAACTCTTCGTGTGTGACTTTACGTTTTTGTACAAACTTAATAAACTCTTCTGGAGTTAATGATTCACCTTTAGGATTAAAAGCGTATCGTACAGATACATCGTTTTGAAAGTAAGGCATGTTTAACCAACTACCTATATCACCACGGTCTACTAAAACTTCACGTTGCTTAGGAAATATTTCTACACCACCGTAACCTAAACCTGCAGCCAACTCACGGAGTTTATCTTGCATGTCTCCTGCGTTTATCCAGTCTGTTGTAAAACAAAAAACATGAGCTCCACCACTTTTACTCCTACAAACTATAAGTGGTAATTTAAAACTTTCTATCTTTTTAACTAATACTGGTAAATCTAATGAATAGGTATCAATATCTATCACACCCCATTTAACTAAGTTATCTTCGTTAATAGGGATAATACCTAAACCAACCTTACCTTCTAAATGGTTTTCCCAGTTTTGTAGAGTAGCTCCTACAGTTTTTATTGTTTTAGCAACACCTTGTTGTTTTTGACCGTTGTTTTGCTCGTTTATATCAAATATGCCATGGGCACGTTTTGAGCCGTCAAATATTTCACTAAATTGTTTTGCTAATTCCAAAATTATTCCTTATAAAAGAGCTAGTGTAGTGAGGAGTCCTATGGAGGTTCAAGACTTGGGAACCCCTCACCTTATACAGCATCACTAGCAAGACTGAATACATTCACCAAGCCTTGAGAAATGAAAAGTTAAAACGGTGCGTCTTCTGTAATAGACTCACTGCCACCAGTATTAGAAAGATTAATGTCTCCTACAGTAGCTGCAAAGTCTTTTGCTGCCTCATAGTAGAACATCTCATCCTCACTCAATGGTCCTAAGTTAGATATATTCCAACCAAACCAAGTACCACGGTCATTAGACTCTTGTACAGTCTTCATGTTATACTTATGGCTAAAGCTGGGTGGGGTGAATACTTTGTCACCTGACCTTAGTTTTATACTAGCCATTACTGAGTTCCATGTTCTAGACTTTTTAAGCTGTGTACCAGCCATAGGTATCATAGCTTGGTCGTAACTACCGTCACTATTAAGTACTAAAACAAAGTGATTAGCGGAAGTCTGGATATAATTACCGTTTTCTAACACATCCTGACCTATTTGATTCTTAGTAGTTTTACTAAGTATGCCTTGGTCTTCATGCTGAGCAATTAATCCACCACCGCTCTCACGTGGTTGCCACTCTAAAAACAAACGTTTATAACTTACTGGTAAAACCACCAACTCATTATCCTCGCTGTATAGTTTACTGGTAACTGTATTAATAACGTCACCAGCAGAAGCACCGTCCACGTACTTACCATCACGCTTATTTACTTCTGGACTTAACGCTTGAAGTATTTTTAAACGAGGTATGGTAAGATCCTCAGAGGTTATATTTTCTAAACCACTGTTAGCGTCGTCCATAAAGGCAGAAGCCACAGCTAGTTCAGTATTTTTCTTTTCGCTTATTTCAGTTTTACTATTTTCTTGTGTCATTTTTTAATTATCCTTGTTTTTTGACCTATATAAACATTAAAAGTTTCTAAGGGCAGGTCGGAACCCTTTTCCACTTGTTCCCGTACAAAAGCTTTGAGTGTCATAGGCTCTACCCACTTTTTTTGAGCAGTAGCGTACCCATTATCCTCTAAGCTATCTACGAGCTTTCTAGCAGAGTCGTCTTCTTCCCTGCCAAAACTTACTGATACTGTATTTTTTACAATATCACCAAAACCATTGTCATTTAACCATTGAAAAGCTTCATCACGTTTATCTTCACTGATACGTGCTGAGTAATAAGTTGACGTGCTAATTTTATTACCGTCTTTTAAAGTTATTTCGCTTAACCCTAATTCACTTAACATACTGGGTATGTCTACTTCGCTTAGTTCTCTATACTCAGCTTTTAATTGACCTAAAGTTTGCTCAGCTTCTTGTATAGCATCATCTAACTTTTGTAGTTGGTTGGATTTTTCCGATAACGCTTTAAGGGAAGCGTCGCCCATAGGTTTATCTTCTGGTTCAAACATTTGTATTTACCTCCAAGTTATAATAAATAAATTCACGGTTATCCCATTTAAGTAAGTTAGCCTTACCTCCGTTATTAAGTAAAGCATAGTGTACACAAATACCTATAACTACAGGATCACCAATTAAAAGAATATAGTCATCATCACTAAACTTTTGCAACTTCTTACGAATTTTAGCTATGGTCGGTACAGGACTAAAGATCATATCAGGTGTATGATCTAATATAAGTTCAAAGTCTCCAAACTTTGCAGCCGAGAGAATGTTCTTTTTACTATCTGGTTTCTGTACTACGTATACTGTCATCTTGTCTCTTGTTTCTCTCTTAGAGTTGAGGCTACCGTTTGCACAGTAGCCACAACAAGGAGATTATAATATGAATAATTTTAAAAACTACCCAAGCCTTTATAATAACTTAGAACAGTATAAAAATAAAACTTTATCGTAAATATTAAACCTTGCGTATATTAGGGATATAGAAAAGTATAAAAAGTTTTTTAATAAAACTATCGTTTTAGCCAATATCGGTAATAGGGTAGCTCAAAACTATCGTTAATATAATAACAGAGTCGTATTGGCTAAACGTATTACAGACCTATTGGCATAAAACGTGCAATAACCTTTTAATTATTAGTGAAGTACTTTATAGTTACCTATAAGAGACGAGACTAATGACACAGTTTAATTATAAGACACAGCCTTACGAGCATCAGGTAGAAGCACTAACAGTTTCTCATGATAAAGACGAGTACGCATTATTTATGGAGATGGGTTGTGGTAAGTCAAAAGTTATAATAGACAACATTGCTCACCTATACGGTCAAGGTAAAATCTATAACGCATTAATAGTAGCTCCTAAAGGTGTATACAACAACTGGGTTAGTAAAGAAATACCTACTCACTTACCAGACTCAATACAAGTTGATGTAGTAAAGTGGCAAAGTAACCACACTAAAGCTTTTGAAAAAGAATTAAAAACTGTACTTACTATCGACCATAATTTAAAAGTACTAGTGATGAACATAGAAGCACTAAGCACTAAAAAAGGTGTACAGTTTGCTAATATGTTTATTCAACAAAATAAAACTATTTTTGTAATTGATGAAAGCACTACTATAAAAAATCCAGACGCTAAACGGACAGCGAACTGTGTACGACTAGGTAAGTACGCTTATTACAGAAGAATACTTACAGGTTCACCAGTTACTAAAAGTCCACTAGATTTATATAGTCAATGTATGTTTTTAAATCCTGCACTTTTAGGGTTTAGTAGTTTTTATAGTTTCCGTGCACGTTACGCTGACTTAGTAGAAAAACGTGGTCAAGGCAGAACATATAAATTTGTTACTGGTTATAAAAACATGGAAGAACTAAATGAGTTACTCACTAAGTTTAGCCACAGAGTTTTGAAAAAAGATTGCTTAGACTTACCAGAAAAAATATATTTAAAAAGAAATATAGAAATGACTAAGGAACAAGAAAAAGCATATAAAGAATTACAACGTTTTGCTGTTACATTTTTAAATAATTCTAAAACCGTAACCATTAACCATGTTATTACACAAATCATACGTTTACACCAAATTTCATGCGGATTCACAGTTACTGACGACGGAGTTACTACCGAAATACCTTCGCAAAGACTCCTTGAATTGTCCTCTATATTAGAAGAAACTGACGGAAAAGTCATTATTTGGGCTAACTATAGATATGACATTCAACGCATAGAAAAAATGCTAAAAGAAGCTTATGGGGAAAATTCAGTAGGAACTTACTACGGTGGAGTTGAACAAGCTGAACGTGAAAGGGTAATTGATGAGTTTCAAAATCCTGATAGTCCTCTAAGATTTTTTGTAGGTAATACTCAAACTGGTGGTTACGGAATAACTTTGACTGCTGCTAGCACGGTTGTTTATTATAGTAACAACTATGACCTAGAAAAACGCTTACAGTCTGAAGACCGTGCACACCGTATCGGTCAAACCAATAAAGTTACTTATATAGATATAGTTTGTGAAAAAACTGTAGATGAAAAGATAGTAAAAGCACTACGTAAAAAACAATCTATTGCTAACTTAGTTCTAGGTGAAGAAACTTTTAGTGATTGGTTAAAATAACTTAACGACCGATAGTAGCTCTAGCGTCACTAGGCACTAAACTAGTAATACCACTAAATACAGGAAAGTCCATAGCACCGTAACCTCTATTATAGATATTGTTTAGTATACCCCTTTGCATATCTTGTGCAGGGTTATAGGCAGTGTAATAACCACCGATGTTGTTAAACCGATAAGGATCCATACCCATTTGATTTTGAAGATCGCCAACACCAAACTGTATACCTGTAGGATCATTGTATAGTTGGTCTATATAGTCTCTTGCGGTAGTGTCTGTAGGGACTGTAGTGTAATCAGTTCCCACGTACCCTGAACCAGCGTCGCCTTCTGATGGAGCAGTGCCTGTGCTTGGGCTTGGAGCAGGAACAGTTTCTGCTGCAGGTTGTACTAAAAAGTTTCTAAAACTTTCACGTTGTAGTTGTAAAAGTTTATCCATATCTGTAGTAGAAGGGGGTCTATATCCAGGATTTACTATTTGATTTATTTGTGGAGTAGTGAAATAACTTCCTAAACCAGTTAAACTTTCCTGTGGTACGCTTACTTGTGGAGTAATTAAAGGTATATCCTCACCTGTAACTACGTCAGTAGCTGGGCTTGGTGCTGGGGTTACACTAGGGGGTATAACTGGTTGTGCTTGTGAAATAACAGACGGTGGAGGTGGAGGTGGAGGTGGTATGTAGGGTTCAACAACTGTGTTTGCTGGTCCGTCTCCGCCACCCACAACGACCCCTTCTGGTAAGTCTTCCTCACTTTTATAAACTTGACCTGTTTCTGGGTCTAGTATACCTAAGTCATAAGTGTTATCGCTTACATCTTCTATAACTTCATCACTTACACCTGCGTCTTCTAAACCAGTTTCTACAGTTTCTACTTCTGGCTCCACGGCTGGTGGTCTGTAACCGAAAATAGTAGGATCAAGATTTGTTAAATCAACTCCTGTGGGTATATTAAATTGTGGAACATTAGCTAGTATAGTTTCTAAAGGTATTTGAGGTACACTAAAACTACCTAAACCACCACCTAAATCTATTTGAGCTGGTGCAGGATTTTGAAAGTTTTGTAATGCTTGTTGTTGTTCAGGAGTTAATTGATTAAAAACAGGAGGCTGAGTTAGGTTTGATAAAGGTGCATCTGTAACAGGTTGTCTGTTAGGCATGAACACATCTTCCCTTTCAGGCATTCTGCTTAAATTAAAATTCATTCTATCGTAGATACTCATATTAGTATTTTAACTCCATTAATGGTTCTCCACCTCTACTTAGTTGTACTTCTTCTAAGCCTGCAGTTAAATCAGGCATTTCTACAGGAAACTCACTTGTAGGTTGATCAACTTCTGCTCTACCTACTACCTCTTCTTGACCGTAAGCTCTACCTACTGCTCTCGCTAATGTTTGAGTTGCAGGGTTACTAAAAAACTCACCTCTTTTGATTTTGTCATACAACCTATCAGGGTTGAGTATCATATCCTCAAAACTGCCTTTTCTAATATTTTCAGTCAGTTGTCCACCAGCAGTAATAAACCTACCTGGACGTGTAAATATACCCACGTAAGCTCTAACTAAACCTGTCACTAATTTTTGAAAAGCACTAGACGGTAATCCTTCCTCAGCTGCTAACACTGTAATATCATCAATAATTTTGTTGTAACCTTTTAAACCTTCTACAAAATCATCACCATACCAAAGTTTTAGTTTTTCACTGTGGTCTGCTAAATATTTTTTGACAGCTGTTGGATTTCTACCTGTTTGGTCAATAAAATCTCTATAAATAAGTTGTTTAAAATCTGGTATAACTTCATCTGGTATATACTCAAACAACATCTCTGAGTTACTGACTTCACGTGGTTTCCAAAAAGTTTTAAATAA